TCCATATCGGCCTTCAATTCATTGTACGCCAACATTTGATGCAACTTGACATCCTTCAACTCCGTGGGTACAATGATGGTTTTTGTTTCAATCATATACCCATAAAACGCCAATAATGGCGATTGTTGTTGCATAAAAAAAGGGCATTGCTGCCCTTCCCTTATACATGAATGAATCGGTTTACTTAATTGATTGGGCTTTTGCCATCTTATCGGATTGTTTGTAATAATCCGCAGTTGCTACTTGGTCAATCTTGTCAATGGTTTTAATGATGTTATCATCACCCAATGCCTTTGCCATGTCTTTGAATTTATCACTCAATTGTATCCGCTTATCGCAGTTGATAACGGCTTTGTTAACCAACTGAATATAATCGGCAATCAATTTGCTTTGTTGTTGCTCTATTTTGGCGTATTCGGTTGATAATGCTTTCACTTCATCAACAATTCCCAATTTAATGTGTACAGATTTGATTTGCATTTTGTTTTTTTTTACAATGCTTTGATGTCAATGTTTAACGCTTTGAACATATCATTTGCCATTTTGCGTTTATTTTTAATGACCTTAATTGCATTTGGTTCACCAATGCTTTCGGCCATTGGAAGGTATTTATCACACAACGCCACGATGGCTTTGTATTTTTCTTGTGCGTTCACGAAGTTTTGTTTGGCTTCCTTTTTCAAGGCGATTCCCTTATCCATGAATTTTGCGGGTTCCAATTCCGCTGCCTTTATTTCATCCAATGCGGCTAATTCGATTTTATATCCACTCAATTGCATACAAATAAAACGATTCTGTGTGGTGGTGTTTGGTTTTAATCGGTATTGCAAAAACACTCAAATGATGGATCGTTATCCCACAATCCAATTTGGCTTTGTGCTTTGTCTTTGATTTGTTGGTATGTGATTTCCTTTTTGAACTGTCTTTGGTATTTTTGTTCTTGGCCAATCCACCAATCAAACAATTCGGGTTTTTCCTTGGCGATAATTGCCAATTTGCCTTTGCCTTTTAAGAAGCAACCATCACAATTCCCGTATGGTTCGTTTACCATTAAATCAAATGGTTGTTGTTTCCACCAGTTCAACACATCGGCCTTGATTATTTTCCATTTAACCAATGGGTGTTCAACTGCCATGTATTCGGGTAATGACGAAACCTTACTCCATCGCCTTGGTTCATCGTATCGTATCCCAACAAAGTGATTCCATTCAGTGATTCCAACACTTTTGCAATACCTTTTCAATGTGTTAATTTTCATTTCCTTGGTGCAAAATCGCATCATGGTATTTGGCAAACATTTGTTGTGTGCAATCATTTCATCAAACGGCCTTCCATCACGGGATGCAGTTTCGTATGTTACCACCTCAAAGTTGTTTCCAAAACGATACTCCAACCAAACTATGTTTAACCCCCAACGCTTATCACACTCATTGATGAAATCAAGTGTTTGTGGCATTTCCTTTCCCGTGTTTTGGAATGTAACAAGGTATTCACCGCCTTCATCAATTAACCGCTTCGCCATGTATGCGGATGTTCTCCCCCCACTGAAATTTATGATGTTCATAACAATCGTTCATGTAGTATGGTGTGAACCTGGGCGTGATACCTTTGCATCTCCTTATCCGTTACCAAAATATCCGTAAACTCCCGAACCGATGAAATGATGGTGGAATGGTCAAGGTGTGAAATGTTGCCAATCTCCATGAATGTCATGTTCAATCTTTTTCTGCAAATGTGGTTGAACATGTGTCGTGCATACATTGGTTTGCGCTTCCTTGACTTGGTGATGATTTGGTCGGGTGTCATATCCATCACCTCACAAATAACCCGTAACACTTCACCCCATGTGGTGGGGTTGTCGTTGATGTCTGTTTTGGGTTTGACAATTTCTTGTTTGAGCAACCGAACTTCGCGGTCATGGTTCATCTTGTTTTCAACTACTAACAATCGCAGTCGCTTTATTTCTTGTTTAAGGTTGTGTATTTCTTGGTAATGGCTTGTCATATCAAACGCAAATATACACAATCCACACGAAATTAACAATGGGGGCATTAAGCCCCCGTGTAATAATAACAATCGTACTGAAATAATACACCATCTTTGTCGTCGGGGCTAACTCCGCCATCAATAAAAGCATCTTTCCCAAAATGTTTTTGAAAGTCCCCGTCGTACATACAACTATCATGTTTAACTACGATACACGCAATTGGTTCGCCAATCGTTCGTGTTACAAAAATACTATTGTTGTGGGTTCGTTGACAAGTATCGCTCTTGCTATACAACCAAAGATGACTAACCATATTTGATGCTGTAATACTGCGTTGAACTTCGTCAATAGTCAACTTGCGAAACTGCCCTTGTTTGTTTTTTATGTTTTTTGTCATATCCATACCACGAATATACACCTATATTTTGAATTCCAAATACAAAATGTAAAAATAATTAAAAAAAATTTATCGGATGTCGTATTGGCCATACGATGATTTGATTCCAAGTGCCATCATTTCGTGATAACGCCATGAATCAATCCCGTGGTCGGTTCCGATGGGTGTGTTGTTTGTTCGCCCCTGGGTGTCCGTATCCCAACAGTAATTCCGCAGTTCCTTAATTAGGTTTGTGCTTGTGGATGTAACCAAATACGATTGGCTTTGCATAATTTGGATTCCGTAGTTGATTGAATCTTTGCCCTTGGTTACGCCCTTGATTCTTATTCCATACCTCCGTATCTCATCAATTGATTTTGGTTCAGCGGAATCCGCATAAACGGGTACATGGGTGGGTAATGCCCTTGCAATGTCCGAATTAAGCATTCCCGTGCGATATGCAACCTCATCAACGATTCGTTGACCATTGTATTCATATACGGCCACAATTGCCGTGGGATCGTTTGTATACCCAAAATCCACACCACAACCAACCAATCTTGCATCCTCTGGGATTTTGTCGATTGTTTGCCAATTGCTGAATATAACCCCTTGTAGGTTTCCAATCTCGCCAAGCCCATACACCCGCCACCAATTGGCCCAATAGTTTGATGTTTCTGCCCTATCCCGTGCCTTTTCAATTTCGTTGACGATTGATTTGTCCAACGCTTCATTGTCTTTGTAGGTTAGCACAATCATTTCCGCATCCGCATCATTTACCAATTCACTATCCACCCAAAATTCCGCCACGGGGTTGTAATCCAAGTATATGAATTTACGGGTACGAATCGCCATTTGGTAGTACGATTCCCAATCAATGTTGTTGCACTCGTTTACGAATAACACATCACGCCTTGCACCCCTCAATTTTTGTGGTTGGTCTGCGGAAAAGAATTCAATGTATGAATCGTTTGAAAAGGTGTAAGTCAATGATGATTTATTCCATTTGTTTGCATCGTACATTCCCACCATGTCCATAATTTTAAGGAAATCACGGATGGCACCCCTTCGCAAATGCGGGATGGTTTCCGATACCACAGATATTTCACACTTCGGGTTTTGCACCGCGTATGTGATAAGCATTGGAATAATGGAAAAGGTTTTTGATGAACTTGTACCGCCCCTCACAATGCGGATCCGTTTACGGAGTTTCGCTATCTTGATTTGTGCCGTTGTTTGTTGCAACATCTAAATTGATTCCGTTAAAAATTGGCTTTTCCGTTGTAACATCAATTTGTTGGGTAGGCATACCAAATCCCGAATCCATCAATTGTTTGTATGCACCTACATCCCCTTTCCGTGCCTTGTGTATCATTGCCAAAGTTATCAAATCTTCTTGGCTTAATTTTTCCAATTCCCCCGTGATGGGGTTTTTGGTGTCTTGCATTACCTCCAACCATTTCCGTGCGATGGTGCTTCGGTTCTTGCTTCCCTTGGGTCTGCCGTTGGGGTTTGGGCTTTGTTCCCCTGGCTTCCATGCTGGTTTCAAATTTTCCTCGTTTGCCATATCGGTGTATTTTCGGTGTTAATCATTTGGTAGTATAGGAATCGGCATCCACATATATGGTGCGTTGATTGGTGAATCATCTGTTGACAAATACCATTGCCCGTCTAAAATGTAGGCAACCTCTTTGGTGTCAATTAATACCCACACTTGGTCATGTGGTATGGTGTCGCGTGTTTCTCTCCATGCTTTCATATTCCTTTGATTGGTATGTTTACTTTTTTTGCGTTTAATAAATCTGTCATTTTTCTCGGTGGTAACTGATACGAAATTATCTTTTTACCCCATTTCAACATGATGCGTTTACAATACTCAATTTCTTTGTCCTTACTTCGATACGATACAATTCCTCCTTTGTTGTCACCATGCTTACATATATAGTGAAATTTGTTCCATCTAAATATCTTTTTGTATTTGTTCAATTGTTGTAACGCCATATCGTAATCGTCTTTGCTTCCCACCTTTTCATCAAACATCAAATCGTGATCCAAATGCCCCTGCACTGGTCCCAAACATATTTGTGATAAACTGAACGGCAAAAACTCCTTATAAATTCTGTTATCCTCGTTTTGACTTATCCCCCACATCTTGGACCCAAATTGTTCGCACATATCAAAACTATGTATAAAAAATTCCATTAAATAATCCTTTGGCAATGTTTTCTTTTTATGTTCCCCATCATTTTCCCCTTTGCGATTTTCGTAATACCCAATTGATTCCACATCATCATCAATCATAATTAACGGCCTGGGGATGTTTTTTAATATCCAATTTCGCTTTTTGACAATATCTCCATCATGCTCATCGGGAATCGCCACCACTCTTTTATCACCAACTGCATCAATGTAATCTTGCTTTTGTGATTCTGGCACACAATAAATGCCCATATCAAAATAATCCTTTCCCAAAAGATTATCGCTTCGTTTGTATGACGGGATAATAATGTTCATATAAAATTCTTGCCATTAACAACACGACCCACACCAAATTTTTGACATTTGATTGCACTTTCTTTGCTTTTTACTTGATTCAACCCATATACGCCCTGGGCCACTTCCCAATCCAATGGATTGTCAAAATACAGAACGATGTAATTGTGTTCCAATAATAATTCCTCACTAAACTCCACTTCACCCACATCGGGTATATCTTTTGTTTCTGTGATGTCATCAATGTTTGGAACATCTAAACCCCATTGATTTAAGTCCCCTGGATCCCAATCGTTTGCCAACGCATCCCAATCCCATTGACCCGTGTTTGCGTTTAATCTGATGTTCAATTCCTTTTCATCTTCTTCCGATAAATCAACAATAACACATTCAATTTCGGTGTAACCTAATTTTTGCAATTCCCTTACTCGAAAATGCCCCCCAACTATGTACCCCGTTTGTTTGTTGTAAATAATTGGTTCAACCACACCAAATTTTTTGAGTGATTGTTTCAACTGTGATTCTTGCTTTTCCGTTGATTCCCGTGGGTTATACGGGGCGGGTGTCAATTCCGATATTTTTTTAATTTCTATTATCATAATGCCTTAATAAATATGTATTCCCATTTATGTAACCAATCAATTCTATTTTGTTTTATGGCAAATTCTTCCAATGTGTTTTGTCTTTTTTTCGAATTACAACTTTTGCAACTGTAAACTAAATTAAAAATATCGTTATCCCCGCCTTTTGATACTGGTGTTAAGTGTTCAATTGCTTTGTAATCTGTTAAATTGCTTTCGCAAAAGAAACATTTATTTTTTTGAATTATCAGCATTCGAGATAAAAATGTAATTGGCATTTCTTTTTGCAATCCCCTTTTTCGTTTGTAAAAATGAGATTTCATTCTAATGCTTTCAGTTGCTTTACCACCTTTCCAATTGTAAAGGTTTTCCCCTTTGCATTTAATTGAATTTTTACGCCCTATGCTCAACGCTTGTTTCCATTCTTCATTGAGTGGTTTGTTTAACCTGGCTTCGCCTTGACACTTTCTTGAACAATAAATTCTATTTTTTATACTCGAAGAATGTTTATTCTCAATGACATTATTACACAATTTACATTTTACTTCTATTTTTAAAGTACCTCCATAGCATTTACGCGAACAGTATTTTGGTTCCCTTGATTTGCAACCTTTGTTACTTTCAAAATCATTCCCACACCCTTTGCATTTATATATATTCATTTGTTCATTTTTATTTGGTGTGTGATAATTAAAAAATCCTTGTGTTGTTTTTGATCCCCAAATTGGATGTGGCATTTTCTGCAAAGGGCTTGTAAGTTTTCAATTTTATCGGCTTCCTTGCTTCCACCCATGCCACGGCATTCAATGTGGTGTATGTCAACGGCCTGACTTCCACAAACTTCGCACGGGATAAAATCGGTTGTATCATACCCAAAATAATTCAAATAAATTTTTGTATGTTTTTTCATTGTTGATTCCCTTTTCGTATAACCTAAACGCCACCGATTCCGATAC